CTGCTCACGCAGTTCATCGAGTACTGGTCCGAGGGATTCGGCGAGTACTTCGGCGAGGCCGAGCAGGCACTGTTCAAGAGCGTGACGAAGCAGGCGCCCAGGGAGATGATCGGCAAGACGCTCCGCAACTACCGCGGGAGCATCGGGCAGTACCTCGACAAGGGCAAGTTCGACGGCATGTTCAACGAGATGCTCGAGGAGGTAGTCGGCTCCGGCCTCAACGCCCTCTCCGGATGGCTGTCCGGGGACCGCGTCGGTGACGCCGAAGCGATGAAGGAGTTCTTCTCCGGAGAGAACATCGCGACCCTCGCCCTGTCGTTCCTGCCGATGTCCGCGATCAGCGCGGCCACGAATGTGTCCGCCTACCACAAGATGAAGCAGCGCTACGACGAGGGCGTCGCCATGCTGAACCCGTTCATCGAGAGCGGAGCCATCAGCCGGAAGGAGCTGGAACAGCTCTCGAAGGACATCCCCAACCTCACCCCGAACGAGATCAAGGACCGCGTCGTCGACATCGCAGACCGAGCGCGCAATTCCAACGGCGGACACCTCCCCAGGGACTTCGCGAAGAACCTCCTCGGATACCTCGAGGGAGACTTCGCCATGAGCCTCCGCAACGACCAGTGGGAGGACTCCCAGGAGAAGATGTCCGTCGTGAACTCGTACGCGACGATGTACGCGAACCCGGACCCCCGCTATGCGTGGGACATCCAGCAGGAGGAGAACGAGGCACGGGCCGCTGCCGAGGATGCCGGCTTCACCCAGGACGAACTGGACCTCGACTCCTACCAGATAGCGCAGCAGGCCATGGAGATGAGGAACCTGGAGCCCGAACGGGCCGACGCGCTCCTCGGCTATGCGAACGCGAAGGCCGCGCTCGAGGGACTCGAGAACGGATACCGCGAGCAGGGCGAGCAGATCGCACGGGCGAACGAGGAGGAGATCCGCTCCAACCTCGATGTGAACGGCAATGTCGTCACCGCGGTGGTGACAGAGTACGGCGCACCGAAGGTCGCATACATCACATCAGACGATGTGACAATCGCACCGGACGGGACCGTCACCACCCCCACGGGGAACGGCGTCGTGAAGTACCGCACCTACGAGAACGGGGAGTACGGACCGGAGTCCACCATCATGTCGGACAAGGTGTCCGAGGCGCAGGCCGTCCCGACCGACCAGTACATCCAGATGGAGAACGACGCGATCCTCAACGGACGCAACGAACTCTACGAGCAGGCGAAGAGGACCGTCAGCCCGACGGGCCAGTCCCGCTCCGTCTCCCAGCGGATCGGTATGAATGTCGTCATCCGCGGTAACGGCGCCTACCAGCCCGTCCGCGTCGAGCGCATGACCGACGACGGAATGAAGGTCGTCATCAGCGGAGACAAGGACACGCTCAAGGGCGTGGCCACCGCAGCACAGGTGCAGACCCCGGGAGGCAAGTACCTCGAGATCGATGTGACCCGCCTCTGGCCCCTCCTTGACAAGGAGGCGGACGGGGTCACCCTCACCACCTTCGAGGAGGAGACCAATACAAAGGCCGGCGCCGAACAGGAACAGCCGCAGCAGGCAACCGCGCAGGCGCCGCAGGTCAGCACGGACGAGCTCGAGGATTCCGAGCGGACCATCATGTTCAACGGCAGGCCGACCCAGGTCAAGGTTGGCACCGTCGGTGGCGACGGCGTATGGTTCACATACATGGACGAGGCCGGCACCGAACGCGAGGGCGACATGCCGCTCGAGGACTTCATGAACTCCATCGTGGCGGACGAGGCTCCGGCCGCGGTCGAAGAGGCCGCCGAGGCGCCCGCGCAGGAGCAGGTCTTCCCGGTCGACGAGAAGGGGAACCGCGTCTACGACCACCCGTCCGTCTCCCCGGAGCGGGCGTACCGTGAACTGATGACCGGCGTCGAACCCGGCTCCAAGAACGAGGCCAACCGCGTCAAGTACATCGCGTCCAAGGCGAACAAGGCCGCGCAGGCCGTCGCCGATGCGGAGAACAAGATCGCAGGAATCCAGGCCAAGAGGGACGCTGTCGACGAGTGGGAGATCGGCGAGGACGAGGAACTCGACGCGTTCGAGAACCGGAAGGACGCCAAGAAGGCGGAATACGACGCGGAGATGGCGCAGGTCCAGGACCAGATGGCCGAACTACAGCGGAAGGCCGCCCACTGGGCAGCCGTCCGTGACATGGCCGCCGGCGTCGCGTCCGTCCGCAGGGACGCCGCACTCGTCGCCCGTGCGGAAGCGTGGACGAAGCGGACCGGTATCAAGGTGAAGATCTGCCGCACCCCTGATGAGGTCGACGACAAGAGCGTCAAGAAGGCTCTCGCGAAAGGCGAGATTGTCGGTGGCTGGTACAACAAGAAGACCGGAGAGGTCGGACTGTACCTGCCGAACATCCCCAACGAGGCGGAGGTCGACAAGACCTTTATCCACGAGGTGGTTTCCCACAAGGGACTCGAGGAGCTCCTCGGCAAGGAGAACTACGATGCCCTCTGCGACAAGGTGTGGGACCAGCTGATGTCCGAGGCTGAACGGCAGGAGTTCCTCGACTACAACAGCCACCTCAAGGGTTCCGAGGAGTTCCTCCGCCGTGCCGCCGCCGATGAGTGGATCGCCCACTTCTCCGAGACGCTCGGCCTTGAGGAGAACAAGAATCTGTTCGACAAGTTCGTCGACTTCGTCAAGGAGTTCCTCGACCGTATCCTCGGCGAGGACGCGAAGATCTCGAAGGACGACATCGCCACGCTCCTCCGCAGCTCCCTAGCGCGGTACGAGTCCGAGCGGAAATCTACCGCGAAGGCGGAGCCGTTGAGCACGGAATCGCTATCTCCGGAAATCCAGGCGGAGCTGAAGGAGAAGGGCGAGACGATGGACGGTGGCGTCGTCATGGACGACCTCCAGGATAAGCTCAAGAAGGAGACCGGCTACCAGACACCGAACGAACATGACGGGGCCGCAAGCCCCGTCGTAGGAGATATACGCATGTCCAAGACCACCATTACCCCGTGGGCGAAGACCTACATGACCTATCCCGGAGCGAAGGAGCATGTCGTGAAGGTCATGGAGAACCTCACGGAGCGGATGGCCGCGAACGAACTCGTCGACGGCGTCGTACCCCGCGGGACCTACAAGTACGGCGAGAAGTCCAGCGGCAGTTTCGCCGGCCCGCTTCGCACCAACATCGAATATGTCGTCACATTCGACATGGACACCTCGTGCCCGCGGTCGCTCCAGTACCTCGAGTATGTCAAGATGATCGAGGCGCAGATCGGACGCCCGCTGACGCAGAGGGAGTCCATCCAGCTCATCGAGATGATGCGCGTGTACGGACAGATGATCCCGTGCGTCTACTGCTACTGCGAGAACAAGCGCCAGGCCCTCAAGCAGTACTACACCGACTTCATGACCTCCAGGCACGCCGTCATCAGCGCGAAGACCGACGAGGAGGCCCTGGAGCACATGTACGGCCACGCCACGAACAAGGCGGCGAAGGAGAGCAAGGACCCGGAGGTCGTGCTCAACAAGGCCGCGTACAAGGTGTTCCGGCAGTGGAGACAGGAGAAGGAGTACAACCCGACCCTACGCCAGCTGTGGGCGCAGTACCACAACGACCGCAATGTCGTCCTCACCGTGCTCGACTCCATGCTCGACAACGGGACCGTCACTACGAACATGTCCGACGAACAGATCTCCGATGCCCTCTGCTCCTACCTCGGCATCACCGACAAGAACGCCCAGGGCGCCGTCGGCGATATCGTCTCCGAGTGGAAGTGGAACCGCATCGAGGACCGGCCGCATGACGACTACACGCCCGTCACGGAAGAGGACGAACTCGTCGTCGACAACCGGACGCTCGCCCTCTGGAGGGAGATGACCCTCTACGGCAAGAGCGCGTCCAGCGCGAAGAATGTCCTCCGCTATGTCCCGTACACCGACGAGCTCAAGACCTTGAGCCAGGAGCAGCGGGACTACATCAACGGCATGGGCGGCCTCCGCATGCACTCCAGCAACGACTTCCGCATCGACTATGTCCTGGACTACTTCCAGTTCATGGCCGACATGGAGGTCAACCACATGATGGGCCACACCTACACGAAGTCCCCGGAGTTCGTCCGGATCTTCGGCAACTCCGGATACAAGATCAACATGTCCATCGCCGCGTACGAGGACAGCCACGGCATCCGCCCGAACCCCGACGAGGGATTCGACTGGACCACCGCGAAGGAACTCCGCGAGAAGTTCCCCAACGCGGGCGTCATGCTCATGGCCACCTCCGACGCCCAGATCCAGATGGCGCTCGACTCCGACTGGATCGACATGTTCATCCCGTTCCACCACTCCGGTCTCCCGAAGGCCGTGTGGTACGACATGCGACACTGGGACGACTACACCGCAAAGCAGAACGAGAAGTTCCTCAACGGTGACGAGATGCGTTCCGCCCTGGCGGAGGACGGCGTCGAGGTACCCAAGGGCGCCGGCGCGGCTGAAGTGGAGAAGATGTACAACGACCATTTCCACATCCGCGTCGAGACCTATAAGACCGGAAAGGACAAGGGCAAGAGAATCCGCCCGCACTTCCTCCCCGGCCCGACCGTCGTCGACGGCGTAGAGATCCCCGGCCACTACAACGACTACAACCGCTACATCGAACTCTGCCGGGAGTGGGGCGTCCATCCCAGGTTCTACGGAGTCAAGGTCAAGGACAACACCCCGGAAGGCGGCGGACGCGTCGTGGACATCACCGAGCATCCGGCGTACATGAAGTGCATCAAGGAGACGGCCCGCACCGACACACCGCAGACCGCCATCCAGTTCAACTTCGACCAGCCCAGCGAGGCGCTCGACGGCATGACTCCCATCGACTACGCGATGCGCGAACTCGAAGCACGGGCCGCGTCCGAGAGCCAGATGGCCGGCTCCCCGGTCCGCAACATCTACGAGAGCTACAAGCAGGACCCGTACGGAATCGTACCGCAGTTCATCGAGGGAATCATCAAACACGGCGCCGAGGTCAAGGAAAGGACCGGCCAGGACCTCCCGCTCGACTACCTCACTCCGGACAGCCGCAAGTGGTTCATGACCGAACGCAAGGCCCTCGAGGAGGCGTACAAGGATGTCGACACCATCCCGTACCATCCGCACGAGTACGACGCGGACGGCAACCTCATCATGGAACCCGATGTGCAGGAGGCGGGGGAGGATGTCGCCGACGACGGCTCCTGGACCAGCTTCCGCAAACTTGAGGACCCGGCGAAGATCGAAGAGCTGGAGAACGGCGAATGGGAGGAGGACGCGTATCGCGCAGTCCAGTTCATCCCCGACCAGAACGGGGAATGGGAGTATGACCTGGGCGACGGAAATGGCGTCCAGAAGGGCAATGTCTATCCGCCCATGTCCGCGCAGACGGAAAAGGGCGAGTGGAGAAACCCCATCCAGAAGGGTGTCATCGAGGAGTCCGAGGAGGCGCCCGATAAGGCGTTCTTGAAGAATGGCAAATGGGTGTTCCGTCTCCACAAGGGCAACGGCAAGTATGTCGATGCGGCGTACAACCCGTACATCCACTCCTCCGACACGATGCTCAACGACCAGTTCTCCGAGGCGCAGAGCCGCGGCAACCTCGTCGTGATGAGGGTCGCAGTCCCGAAGAGCGAGCTTGACGGGGAGAATCTGTACCAGGCCGAGAAGGCGAAGGACCATGTCGGCAGACACGACTGGAAGGCCGGCCCTATCCAGGGCGAGCTGACCGGGACGAGAACGGTTTATCTCTCCAGGTACGACAAGCCGATGGAGCTTATGCCGATCGAGAAGGTCGGGGAGAGCGTAGCGAAGATGCTGGAGGGACAGGTCGAGACCATGCCTACCAATGTCGTGTGGCCGCAGCTCCGCGCCGAGCTCGAGAAGCGCGGTATGAAGTTCGTCGAGACGGACAACAAGGGCATGCTGGTGTCCGGAGAGAATGCCGGCAAGACCTGGAAGCAAGTGTATGGCAAGAAGAAACCGGCGAAGAAGCAGAAGAATTCCGATACTGGCACCCGTTTCCGCAAGGCCCCGAACGGAAAGGAGTCCAACCTCACCGACGAGCAGTGGGAGATGGTCCGCACTCCGGAGTTCAAGGCCTGGTTCGGTGACTGGGAGAACGACCCGGCCAATGCGTCAAAGGTCGTAGACGAAAACGGGGAGCCGCTCGTGGTTTACCGGGTTGAGAGATGGGAGGGAGACACCGCGGACTACACGGTGTTCGACGAGAACAAGGGCGGCAACTGGAGAGGATTCTACTTCACGAACCGTGATGCGGCGCTCAAGAACTACGGCGACGAGTCCACTCTCCGCGCTTTCTTCCTGGACTCCAAGAATCCGTTCACGGAGAACAATTTCAACATCCTCCAGGGCGACAAGCAGGAACTGATCGACATGGGCCACGACGGGATGATTTTCGCCCCGGACGGAATCGACGCGAGGAATTTCGAGGTCAAGGTCTTTGATCCCGCCCAGATCAAGTCCGCGACGGACAACAACGGCCAGTTCGACCCGAACAACCCGGACATCCGCTTCCGCGTCACCCCCGAGCAGGACAAGGAGTACATGGACGCCGTGAACTCCGGCGACATGGAGAAGGCTGGCCAGATGGTCCGCGACGCCTTCAAGGCCGCGTTCCCGAACACGAAGGTCATGGACGAGAACGGGGAGCCGCTTGTCGTGTATCACAACGGAGCGTTTGGCCGAGATGGGAATACCGTTGCAGATGGGCTGATGCACTTCGGAACCAATAGAGCGGCGGAAGATAGGAATGCAGAGCCTTCTCGAGTATCCGGAGAAACAAGACCGTACTTCTTGAACATCACCAATCCGATGATGACAAGGGACGAAGTGACGACTTACTCTGGTAACGAGTGGATGCTTGATTCGTATGACATTGACAAGGACCTCCCGGTCGCACAGTATCAATACGAAGGTCACGACGGGAACGAGTACATCAATGTGATTGAAGATCCGGGTTCCACATCCTGGGTTGCGTATGATGCAAACCAGATAAAGTCCGCCGACCCCGTCACCTACGACGACAACGGCAATGTCATCCCGCTCTCCGAGAGATTCAACGAGGAGAACAACGACATCCGATTCAGCATCCGCGGAGTTGTCGGCGCCATGAACGACGAGGACGCCATGCACAACCTTGACATCGCGAACGAGCTGGAGAAGGACGGCAAGGACGCGAAGACCATCTGGGCGGCGACGGGATGGGAGCGAGGAGCCGACGGCAAGTGGCGCAACGAAATCAAGGACGCCACGCCGAAGGTTATTGAGAACGGAAGACGGGTCTTTACCGTCAAGGAGATCATCGATGCTCCGGAACTGTTCGAGGCGTATCCACAACTCCGAGACTACAAGGTGGTATTCAAGAAGATGGCTGCCGCCGGAGATTTCGATGCCGCAAATAAAACGATCAATCTTGACACCGATTACAATCTGTTCTTTGAGCTTACAAAGGAACAGCGCGAGCAGATTGACAAGTCGCTGATGAATGAAATTCGTGCCGGCAAGATTCTGTCCAATGCGGCCGCCGTGAACTATCGCAGGAACCAGGAGAAGAAGGTCGGGATTGGAAGACTTGCCAATGACGGCATGGATACCATTATGCACGAGCTGCAACATGCTATCCAGTCTATTGAGGGATTCTCGGAGGGAGGGACCCCGTCTGGTGAGAGGTCCAATGCTATCCAGGAAGCCGTCGAGAAGGACCAGAACCTCGGGGTGTTCGCTCACTTCTTCAGCCGAAAGAACAGCGCACAAAGGTTGCTGAATGCCGGCAAGGAGAAGATTATCAGCGGAATTAATGGAGCGATTCCGAAATTCAAGGGGAAGGACAGGCAGTATCTTGAAGACTTGAAGGCGTATCTGTCGTCCTGTTCCGCGCAGGACTTCGTCAGTCTGGTAAAAAGCGCCGCGAGACTCGTTTCAAACATCGACGCAAAGACGAGATACAACAATCTTGCAGGAGAAGTCGAAGCGCGTAATGTAGAGAGGCGCAGGTATTTTTCCGACGATCAGCGCAAGGCGACTCCTCCTTCCGAGACAGAGGATGTTCCGAGAGACGAGCAGATCTTACGGTCCGGTGAGGATGCAGAGAAGGCGGAGAGGATCGCCGCCGCCGACCGAATCGTAACCGGCAAGATGCTCGACTCCATTCCGCAGACCATCGGCGCCGGCGTCCAGCGCGTATCGAGAAACGATATGCCAGCCGGTCACAAGACCGACAAGGGATACTACAACCCCGCGACCAACACCGTGTCCGTCTGCATGGACAATGTCCTCGATGAACGCGACGCCGTCGCCACCGTCATCCACGAGACCGTCGGACGGAAGGGACTCCGGGAGATCTTCGGTGAGCAGTACCGCGAATCCATGGCCAGCTCCTACGCCGCGCTCGACGCGGAAGGACGCGCATGGGTGAACGGCTACATGCTCCGCAACGGACTCCAGCCCGGCGACGAGGGCATCCTCCGTGGCATGCAGGAGTACATGGCCGTCCAGGCGGAACGCGGAGAAGGCTCCTTCCTCGACGCCGTCAACGACATCCTGTCCCAGGCGGTCGACCTCTCCGTCGGTACGGAGGGATTCCGCTTCACGAATCGTGAACTCGCGTACATCCTCCGGGCCTCCTACGAGCACGCGAAGAACCCCGGATGGCTGGACACCCCGGCCGGAAAGGCGCAGGACACCCTGTGGAAGCGCGAGTACGGCATCAACGAGAGCGACCCGAACCGGCCCACCGATCCGGAAGGACCGGACGCCGGCACACGGTTCCGCCGCGGAGACACCGGCAACGCACTCCGCGACTACGAACGCGACATGAAGGACTGGCGCACCGCCGCCGTCATGGAGAACCAGAACGCCGACCTGCCCGTGAGGATCGGGTACGAGAAGGCGCTCAAGGAGAAGTACGGCGACCAGTGGAGCGACAGGATGAAGAACCTCCCGGAGAACGAGGACTACCTCATGAGGCACAACCTCTCCAGCAGCCGGGCGGAGACCGAGTCCCACAACTTCATGCTCTTCCACTTCAACCCCATGCTCGAGAAGCTCCGCGAGGTCCAGGCCAAGCTCGTCGGCAGGCTGTCGTCCGCGGATGAACGGCAGGACGCCTACGAGCGCATCCTCGACTACCTCTACGCCGTCTCCGGCCTGGAGCGCAACGAGTGGGAGCGCAACAACGGCGGAGAGGCCAAGGACTGGTCCGGCCTCACATCCCTCATGGGACGCCCGAAGGAGGAGTGGCAGGAGGCCGAGGCCGACGCACGCGCAATGGTCGACGCCTTCAAGGCCGAGGTCGGCGACGACGCGCTCCTCGACCAGCTCTGGGACGCCGTCCGCTCCTGCACCGACTACTCCCTCGACCACGCGTACAGGTACGGCCTGCTCGCGAAGGACGAGTACGAGCGGCTACGCGGGACCGACACGAAGCCACGCATGTGGAACTACTACCTCCCGCTCCGCGGATTCGTCGAGAGAACCGCCGAGGAGGAATACAACTACGCCGGCCTCGTCAGCACCGACAAGGGAAACAACGAGGTCGTCAAGGACGCGAAGGGCCGCTGGACCGAGGCGGACAATCCGCTGGCCAACATCCTCAACATCGCCCTCAAAGAGATCGTCCAGGGCAACGAGAACTACGCACGCCAGGCGCTCTACCGCTTCGCCACCAACCTCGGCGAGAACAGCCTCCTCTCCGTGAGGAAGCCGTGGTATGTCAAGGACGCCGCCACCGGAAAGTGGTCCCTCGCCGAACCGGAGGAGGGCCAGGACATCGAGGCCTTCGAGACGGAGATGAAGGCGAAGAAGGAGAGGAAGGAAGCAAGGCAGGGCCGCAAGGGCCTCGACCTCGGACTCATCATGGCCAGCAAGGGGCACCGCAACCAACACCTCATCCATGTGAAGGTCGGCGGCGAGGACCGCATGATCTGGGTGAACGGCAACCCCGCCCTCTCCCGGGCCGTGTCCGGCATCGGCAAGGAACCGAACTACCGCCTGTTCCGCGCCGGCAGCCGGGTCATCTCCAACCTCTTCACGACCTATTCCATCGACTTCACCGCGAAGAACCTCCTCCGCGACTCCATCTACTCCCGCGTCGCCCTCCTCGTCAAGGAGGACCAGCACTACCGCTGGACCTTCATGAAGAACTGGTGGCAGAACTTCGGCTTCGGCGCCTTCGCCTTCCCGATGGTCCGTCTCGCGGCCATGTGGGACAGCGGCGCCCTCCAGCGCAAGCCGGCAGACAAGCGGACCAAACGCGAGCAGATGTTCATCGACTTCATGACCGACGGCGGCCAGACCGGCTACACCGTCATCAAGTCCGTCGAGAAGATCAAGTCCGACATCGAGCGCACGATGCGCCGCGCCGGCAAGAAGACCGGGCCCGTCGTGGTCCCGATCCTCGGATGGTACGGCCTCGGCGTCCGGACGCTCAACGAGGCGTTCGAGCTCCTCACCCGCTTCACCGCCTACCAGACCTCCCGGGACGAGGGACGCACCGGCCAGCGGGCCGCGTACGACGCGAAGGAGATCTCCGTGAACTTCAACCGCAAGGGCGCGCAGTCCAACGAGGGGTTCTGGGGACAGGTCGCCGCGTACTTCGGCGGCACCCACTACTTCTACAACGCCGGTATCCAGGGCTTCGACAACTTCCTCCGCCTGTTCACCAAGCCCCGCAAGGGCAAGGGATGGATCATGCCGGTCACCTCCGCGGGCATCATGACCCTCGGCTTCTTCACGCCGATGATCAACGCGCTCCTGTCCGGAGGCGGTGACGACGACGACGACAATCGGGAGGCCGAGTGGTACTGGAACCTCCCCGAGTGGGTGCGCCGGAACAACATCGTCATCGGCTTCAAGAACAAGTACCTCGCGGTCCCGCTGCCGGTCGAGTTCCGCGCCCTCTACGGCCTCGGCGACCTCACCGCGTCGGTCTTCGCCGCGAACAAATACGCGCACCCGACCCCGGGCCGCGTGATGCTCGACGCCGTCGCGCTCGCCTCCAGCGTCCTCCCGGTCAACCCGATCGAGGGCGTCAACGGAAGCATCGCCTCCGCTAGCGAACTGGCGGAGTCCGCCGTGCGTACCGCCGTCCCGGACCTCACGATGTTCTTCGTCGACTGGGTCACGAACAAGGACTACACCGGCCGGGCACTCGTGAACAAGAGCCCGTACAACCCGGCCCAGCCCGCTTCCCAGGGCGCGTTCGCAAGCACGCCGAAGGCGCTCGTCGAAGCGTGCCAGTGGATCGGCGAGAAGACCGGCGTCGATGTGGCGCCCGGCCTCGTCCGCGACTTCTTGAACAACTACGGAGGCGGTTACTACCGCTTCGCCGAGGACCTCTCCAAGCAGATCTTCACCGATGACACGCACCCGAGACGGTGGGACGATGTCCCGTTCCTGTCCGGCTTCACCGGCCACATCGACGAGGACCGCACCATCACCTACTCCAACACCGTGCTGAACACCTACAAGGACCTCGCGACCGATGTCGTCAAGAAGATGAACCTGTACAGCAACTCCGCGGACATCACCGAGAAGATCGCCTTCGAGGAACCGGATGCCCTCCCGGCGAAGGCGAAGGTGCAGGCCATCCTCTCCGGCAAGGACTACGAGCTCGCGAAGATGTACTACTTCGGAATGAAGGACGAGGACACCGGCCAGACCGAGAAGGTCGTGAAGGTGCATCAGAAGGGCAAGAGCGCCGGCAAGCAGTACAAGGCGACGGTCAAGATCAAGATCCCCGGCGTGTCCACGCGGAAGAAGGCCTGGCGGGACCTCCGAGATTACTGGGCTTCGCTTCCGGACAACACCGCGGAGGAGAAGGCCGAGAAGGCGCAGGCCTACGCCGACATGACCAACGCGTGGCACGAGTACTACAACGCCGCGGCCGACCTCGCGGACAAGCTCATGGACTATGATTATGGCAAGACAGAATAACCGAAGAATATGAAACGAGTAACCGAAACAGACATACGGGCCTTGCGCTCGCGGGCGGGAAGGACGCCCAGGCCGAAGTCCCGCAAGGGCATCGACGGCACGGTCCAGATGACCGGGAACGAGTTCGTCTGCACGAAGGACTCACTGGACATCCTCACCTACGCCGGCCAGTGCAACGACGCCATGGACTCCTACCGCCGGCAGGCGGACCGGAGCGCTCGCTACTACAAGGGCGAGCAGTGGGGAGACTATGTCGAGATCCGAGACCGGTGCGGGTGCGTCAAGCGCGTCACCGAGGAGGACTACATCAAGAGCCAGGGACGCCCCGCCCTCAAGCACAACCTCATCCGGCCGATCGTCCGCAATGTAATCGGCCAGTTCCGGAGCGCGCCCTACAAGTCCGTCGTCTACTCCTCCGACGAGGGAGGGCAGCTCGCGGCCGACCAGATGAGCGTCAAGCTCAACGATGTCCTGTCGTTCAACGACTCCGTCGAGCGGGACGCCAGGGAGTACGAGTCGTTCCTCGTCACGGGCGCCGCGCTCTACAACACCGGATACGCGTACGACGACACCCTGCGCCAGCCGATGCCATACTTCGAGGCGCTGGACTACCACCGCTACTTCCAGAACCCGGACGCGGTGGATGTGGCCGGGAAGGATGTCCACTTCTGCGGCGACTTCGTCGATGTCCCGCTCACCAAGATAAAGAGCTGCTACGCGCACAACAGGGCCCAGGAGCAGGCGCTCGAGGACATCTACCACCACGAGAGCTACATCCTCCCGGTCATGTACGACGCGTATGTCCAGGCCAACCCCGCGGCCAGGTCCTTCCTCGGCACCGCCAACGACGGCAACTGCCGGATCGTCCGCATCTGCCGGATGGAGGGATTCTGGGACCTCACCGTCCAGGACTACGCCGACGCGTCCTTCGAGACCTACTCCACCCGGGAGTTCCCGGACAAGGAGGCGGAGATCGAGGCGGAGATCGCACGCCGGAAGAAGATGGCCGCGGAACTCGGAGTCGACTACGACGACCCGTACAACCAGCTCAAGATCGTCTACGAGAAGAAGTATGTCAGAAGGTGGGTCTACTACCACCTCTCCCCGTGGGGCCACATCCTCTGGCAGGCGGAGAACCCCTACCAGCACAACGGCAACTGCTATGTCGTCAAGTTCTACCCGCTCTTCCAGGGCCAGGCCTACGGCATGGTGTACGACCTCATCGACCAGCAGAGGATGGTCAACCGCATGCTCATCAACCTCGACTTCGCCATGTCAGCCAGCCAGCAGGGCGTCCTCATCGTAGACGAGAACAGCCTCACCGACGACATGGACCTCGAGGACATCGCCGAGGAGTGGACCAAGTACCGCGGCGTCGTCAAGCTCAAGCTCAAGGACGGGGCGCAGGCTCCGGTCCAGCTCGCCGGACACCAGGTCAACATCGGCCAGTTCGAGATGGTGAACCTCATGATGAAACTCATGATGGACATTTCCGGCGTCCAGGGCGCCATGCAGGGCAAGTCCGCCCCGGCCGGCACCCCGGCAGCCCTCTATGTCGAGCAGGTGAACAACTCCCAGGTCAATGTCCTCGACTACTCGGAGTCCTTCGGCTGGTTCCTCGAGCAGCGCGACTACAAGATCATCCAGATGATCCAGCAGTTCATGGGCGACAGCTACTCCCCGGCACCCGAGGGCGCCAGCGAGGAGGCCCGCCACTACAACGCCGCGGAGGTCCGCAAGTACAAGCTCAACAACCGCATCCGCCGGAGCATGGACTCCGCCGTCGTGCGCCTCTTCCACCAGCAGCTCATCGCCAACCTGCTGATGAACGGCGCCGCCTCCGTCCAGCAGCTCGCCGGCATGGGCATCCCGTTCGGACAGGACCTCATCGACAAGCTCGGACAGGCCCAGGCGCAGATCCAGAACGGAGGCAACATCAGCAACCAGCAGCTCGCGGAGATCCAGGCGTCGCTCCCGCAGGTCGACCCCGCCATGATGGAGTCCACCGCCCGTTTCGCTAACAGATAAAGGAGGAAAGAAGATATGGAAATCGACAGGACTATCACCAACCTTTGGACCATCACGCTCCATCAGAAGGAGGTATTCGACCGTGTCACGGACGAGTCCCTCATGGCCGTCTACCAGCGCGCCGCAGAGAACCCCAAGGAGGACGGCACCGTCATCACCGACGACGACAGGGCCTTCTTCGAGCGGTACTACCGCGCCGCCCTGGCCGAGCTCTCCTCCCTCCTCGGGAAGCGGACCTACCGCTACGGCGGGAGCATCAGCAACTCGGTCGACCCGGACGACGGGTTCATGACCACGACCTACAATCTCGCGATGACTTGCAACCACGAGTCCGGACTCGTCAACGCCCTCGCCTCACACTGCCTCGAGTTCCTCGTCGCCAAGGTGAACGAGAAGTGGTACGGACGCGGCGCCGACTTCGGGAGCGAGACCGAGAAGCAGTCCATCCGCGAGATCCTCAACCACCGCCGCTTCCTCTTCGAGCGGCCGGCCAGACCTTTTTAATGTCAAACATTAACACATAAGCCTTATGTTCCAGAAAATCGCTGCGACCTCTTCCGCACCCGCAAAGATCCAGTTCTACTACAATCGGGACACTGTCTTCGACGAGGTGTCCCTCATGTCCAACTACATGGCGAAGAACCTCGCCACGAAGGACGGCAACTCCCTCACCGACGAGTACGCCATCTCCGAGGACGAGCGAGACCTCGTCAACATCAGCATCCGCGCCGCCCTGCCGGACATCTACGAGGCGATGACCAAGATCACGACCCTCGTCGCCGACGCGTTCGATGACGATGTGACCGTCAGCGGCAACTCCTGCGTGTCGTTCACCATCCTGGACAACGCCGCGTACAACGACAATGTGCTGTCCATCGTCGACGCCAGCCTCAACAACTGCGTCAAGTTCGGCACGCTGAAGGAGATCTACTCCGCGCTTCCCCAGCCGGAGTTCTTCAACTCCTGCTCCAACCGTTTCGTGGGCGAGCTGTTCAAGCTCAAGCAGAGACTGTTCCAGCTCAAGAAGAAGAGCGTGGTCAGCAACCTCTCCTAGAAGGTCGACTCTCCGCCCGTGTGGGCGTGTATCACGGAGGATGTCCTGCGAGGGGCGTCCTCCACTATTTTTACGGGCTCCATGCCGCCGAAGGAGATGTAGCACCCGACGGCCGTGGTGTCCTGTATGTCGTCGTGCGTGCCTTCCATCGCCTCGATCTTGCCGCCCGGTGCGTTCATCAGCCACATCGCCTCGTCCGCGGCGTCCTGCGAGTACTCCATGTAGTCGCCCTCGCGGAGCCGGACCGTGTAGTCGTCGTAGGCCATGTACTTGGTCTGCTTGTTCATGTGCCAGCCGATGTGGCGGGTGGCCTTGTCCTGCGTGTTGTCCGGGGAGGTCCGGCGCCGGTAGAGGTTCTCGTAGATGCCGGCGAGGGTGTCCAGGACCGTGTAGGTGTGGTCGCCCTCGGACACCGCCGCGTCGTCGGACTTGCGGTTCTTCGTCTCGTAGGTGTTCGACTCGATGACCAGCAGGGCGTCGTCGTAGAAGTGCGCTATCTGCGCGGCCTTGTACGCGAGGAGGTCCGGGTCGACATGGCCCCGCCACAGCGCCGCCCGCTCCAGGGCGCCGAACTCGCCGGCCATCGACAGGCGGTCGAACACCGAGATGACGGACCAGTCGGCCCTGGCCCCGCGGCCGCCGACATCCACCGTCACCACGAAGCGGTTCTTCACCTTCTTCCCCGACGGGGCGTTGTCCTCCGGGTAGATCCATATCTTCAGCACCTCCGACAGGAGCGCGTCGTTCGGGTACAGCTTCACCTCCTCCATCACGCCCTCGCCGACGGTGGCCCGGCCACGGATGTCGCCGACGAACTTCGGCTGGCGGATGTTCTTGTGGAGCCAGGACAGGAGGTCGTCCGTGAAGTAGCGTCCGCTCTTGGTCTGGAACGCCTCCTCCGCCGTGGTCGGGTACTCCGACTTCATCTGGAAGTCCGTCCAGTGGTGCGACTTCTTGAAGTGGTTGTACCAGAAGATCCCGTCCATCGTGGCCCCCTGCTCCCACTGCCACCAGTTGTAGTCGGTCCAGGTCTCGACGAACTGCTTCGTGGAAGGATATCTCGAAAGGTACTTCCGCGTGTAGCGGATGTCCACATACCATGCGACGAAGACCGGGCGGATGCCGGCGGTGTTGGATTTCTTGTTGTCCAGGGCCGCGAGGTACTGCCGGTGGAAGTAGTTGCCGACGCCCTTCGCCGTGGACTCCATGACGATCATCGTCCCGGGGACATCCGGGACGGTGGAGTACAGTGCCATCGCGACATCGTCGCCGCGGGCCTCCTGCGTGTCCTTCCACAGGCCGACCTCGGACATGTGGACCAGCGAGAAGTCGAAGGAGCGCAGGGCGTCCGGCTTCTGCGCCGAGCCGATCTGTACGCGGCACCCGCGCTCTGGCATGATGCGGATGAGCTCCGTGCCCTCGAACCGCTTGAAGGTCACCGGGTCGCTCCAGACCGGGAGCTTCGCGATGAGGTTCTTGTACATCGTCCGGATGTTCACCGCCTGCGTCTGGTCGAGGGCGACGATGCAGGAGTGCCAGTTCTCGTACCAGTACCGCTGGAGCCAGTACATGTAGCACTGCGTCGCGGTCGATCCGCCCCACTGGCGGGCCTTCACCAGGAGCACCCGGATGGGGACACCCGCGAGCCTCTGCCTCTCGTACTCGCCGACGAGGATTCGCTGGCCCTCGTTCAGCACCAGCGGGATGGGCTTCTTCGTCTCCTTGTCCTGGATCTTCACGGTGGCGGCGGCGCAGAACTCGAAGTCGTACTTCAGACGGAGGTTCATGAGGTTGTCAAGGATGAGCTTGCGGTTCTCCTCGGTGTCGTACTGGCCCGTCGCCTGGAGCAGGCCGGACGCGCCCTTGTACCGGATGAAGGCCACCACGAACGGGTCCTTCATCATCTGCTCCGGAACCCAGTAGTCCTGGCCGTCTATCTTGAACTGCGTCCGCGGGACGACCTCCCCGAGCGGATCGCCCTTCACCGGGTCGTACGCCCGGAAGTACTTGTTCCTCCGCGCCTTGTCCACGCGGAGCATCTCCTTGACATCGTAGCTATCGGCCGTCATGTTCTATGCAGTCTTTGAGCAGTGAAATGAGCGCCTCGTTCCTCTCGCGGATGGCGTCCAGCCCCTCGTTAGCGGAGGCGAGGTCGTCGATGAGCGTCAGCACATTCTCGCGGAAAGCCGCACGGTTCACTCTTTGTGAATTGTTCTGTTCGGAAATGATGTTCAGAAGCCGGCCCTTCCCGATGCCGTAGCGGAGGGAGACCGCGTCGTACGCCTGCTTCCTGGCGTCGTCCGGGTCCGTGCCCTGGTGTACCCTGTGGCCGAATATGGCGTAGAAGAAGGTGACTATCTCGCCGTTCCGTTCCTTCCCTTTCGGTGAGCTTTCCATGGTGATGCGCTGACTTGTGCTGTGGTTTGGCACAAAGATACGAAATTCTTTTGCTTTTCACAAATAGTGAACGATTTGCGTACGCGTTCGGCTATTTTCGGGCCGAAATCGTAACCGTAATTGTACAATTATGCCCGAGAATGAAACCACCAACACCGCCGCCCCGGCCCTTCCGAAGTACCGGGAACGGCTCCGTGGCCGCTATGCGGACGCCAATCCGCAGACCGACCAGGAATGGGACGACCTCGCAGAGCGCGGTTTCGCTGAAGACGAAGAGAAGATCAAGAACTTCGAGGACAACGCCAAGGTAATCGAGGACCTGCTCGACTCCGACAAGGACCTGGCCTCGGTCGTGTCCGAGATGATCGTCAACGGCACCCCGTTCCGCGCCGCCGTCGCCAAGTTCTTCGACCCCGAGAGCCTCGTGGCCAAGGAGGGGGACGAGGACTACGAGTACTACCAGAAGTCCTCCGACGAGCGCAAGAAGATGGGCCAGGCCTTCCGCGAGAGGGGAGCCCAGAAGCGCGCCAACGAGAAGGAGGCCTACGACAACATCGACAAGTTCGCCGAGAAGCACGCCATGGAGGCCGCCGAGAAGGAGGCTTTCATCAACTTCGTCAACGAGCTCTACAACGACCTCTCCGTCCTCAAGCTCTCCGCGCAGACCCTGGAGAAGCTCTACAAGGCGATGACCTACGACGAGGCCGTGGCCGAGGCCGCGGAGACCGCCGAGATCGACGGGAAGAACCAGGCCATCGAGGCCGCCCGCGTCAAGAAGACCGCCGACACCGCCGGCGACGGAGTGCCCGCACCGATGGGCGGAAGCGCACCCGCTCCCACCCCGAGACCCCGCAAGCAGACCGTCTTCGACGACCTGCCGAAACGCAAATTCTAACAACGAACATCCATAATCTCTACCAGCTTTATGAAACTCACCCACAACCCGTACCGCTTCATGCGGTTCATCGAAGGTCCCGGCTCCGCCGAAGTGACCGAGAGCGTCGCCTCCGGCTCCAGCCAGGGCCCCATCGACGGCACGACCGTCGTCGGCGAGAACGCTCCTTCCACCACCGTCAACAAGGCGGCCTACATGGACGAAGACCTCGACAAGAAGATCGTCCTCATCCGTCCCCAGGACACCCCGATCGACACCTTCACCCGCAGCATCGCCAACAATGTCAAGAGCGAGGCCTGGGAGGCCGGCGGCTGGGAGATCGGCACCCGTGAGGTGTTCGACCGTCTCGACAACGCCTACTCCTCCGGCACCACCATCGCCGTCCAGAACGGTGACATGTGGAAGCCCGGCGACACCTTCCTCGTCCACACCATCGACTCCAACGGCGACGACAACGGCATCAAGCTCGACTCCAGCAACCTGCCGGTCCAGTGCATCGTGAAGGCCGTCAGCGGCGGCAACCTCACCGTCCAGCGCGTCGGCACCCTCACCGCCACCATCCCGGCCATCGCCGACGAGTCCATCATCCAGCGCCTGTCCCCGGCCGTGTCCGAGCTCGAGGCCTCCGTCGAGGGCTTCGCGATCCAGCCGTCCGACCGCAAGTACTACAACCAGATCCACATGTGCCAGGTCGAGGAGTCCGTCATCCACGCCCTCCTCAAGAAGAAGGTCGCCATGGACTTCTCCGTCTACAAGGAGCAGACCCTGTGGGACTTCAAGCGCGGCATGGAACTGTGCAACCTGTTCGGCGTCGGCGGTCTCTCCAAGAACGCCAAGGGCGAACTCGTCCACCACTCCACCGGCCTCTGGTGGCAGATGAACCAGCAGTCCACCGTGGACTTCACCGCCGCCATGACCGACCAGGACTGGAACTCCCTCGGCCGAGCCATCTTCGAGGGCAACAACGGCGCCGATCGTCGCCTCCTGTTCGCCGGTAACGGCCTCCTGGAGCAGATCGCCAATGTCAAGTCCTACCAGAAGCAGCTCGAGGCGAAGAACACCGAAATGGTCCTCGGCCTCCGCGTCTTCAAGATCGAGACCCCGTTCGGCGAACTCCTCGTCAAGCCCATGGGCTCCCTGTTCGAGGGCTACTTCTCCAAGTGCGGCATGGTCATCGACCCGAACTTCGTCAAGAAGTATGTGATGGAACCGCTGACCACGACCCAGCTCGACCTCAACAAGACCGGCCAGCGCCGCGTCGACAACGCCGTCCGTATCCACGAGACCTACAGCCTGTTCCTCGAGAACCTGCCGTGCCATCGTCGGATCATCCCGGCCTAGAACCTACAACCTCCAACTTTATGACGGGGCGGTGGTGGTCTTTCACCGCCGCCCCGTTTCAACAAGAGACCGTCATATATGGCAAAGAAAACATACAGGACCTTCTTCCTCAAGGGATACCAGCTCCTCCTCAACGCGGAGGACGGAAGACGCGTCGAGATCAAGTTCCGCTCCGGAATCCAGATCGACTCCACCGCGAAGTACACGACCGCGAACGCGGAAATCCAGGCGCTCCTGGAGAAGTCCAAGGACTTCGGGACCGTCTTCTACATCGAGTCCGTGAAGAACGACGAGAACGACGCGCCGGCTCCCGCTCCCGAGGTGAAGGCCGAGGCGCCGAAGCAGGCCGAGAAGCCCGTCATGAACGAGGTGAAGGGCTCCGAGCGCTTCCTCAACCTCGTCGAGATGAAGAACCGCATGGCCGAACTCGGCATCGAACTGCCGGAGGACGCCAACTATCAGAAGGCCAAGGCCGTCGCCGCCGAGGCCGGATACGACTTCCAGATCCAGAAAAAGAAGTAGCTCATGAAACGGAACGAGCTCATACGGCAGGTGGCCCTGCGGATGGACGAGGTCACCCCGGACATCACCATCGAAGACCTCACCGTCGACGGCGCCGACGGCAACCCGCTCTACGCCCTCATCGACGGGCTGGTGGACGCAGGCGCCCTGGAGCTCTTCTCCGTCGCGCCGTACTGGAGGCTCCCGCAGACTGATTTCGAGAACAAGAAGGTGGAAGACCTCCCCTCTCTTTTCGGAGGGAGGAAATACATCCGCCTGAAAGTAGACGATGATTTTCTACGCGTTGCAGAAATTTCCTGTTCCGATTTCCAGCGCCCCATCACGGAGGCCGTCCCGGAAATGTCCGAAGCCGGGAAGCGACAGCACAACCGATTCCTCATGGGGAAGGAGGCGAAGCCGGTCGGCGTTATCTCCTACGGGGCATGGACAACCGGCTCGGGGAACGAGGCCGTAACTGAACTATGCCGCGAGATTGACTGCTACTCCCTGCCGAGCGACACGACAGTCACCGACTCGTCCGGGATTGAAGCGACCTACATCGCAACACCAGTAATGCCTGCGGTCACCGATACGACGACCGACATCGAGACCGTCGTGCCTCCCGTCCTCGTTGACGCGCTTGAGTGGATTGTTGCCGCCCGTACCTTCGGCGCCCGCGGAGACGCGGACCATGCCGCAATCTGCCAGCAGAACGCGCAGAACCTTTTGGTATAAAGATTAACACGAAGCGAAAATGAAAGTACAATCAGTTTGCACCGATACTGCATTCATCCAGAATTTCGGCCCGTGCGGCTGCAAGGACCGCATGGTGTACCGTTCAGTGTGGGACCGCCTGTGCCAGCAGTTGTTCGGCGCCATGCCCCCCGGCATGTCCCCCGAGGACCAGCTCCCGGATGTCGAGATCTTCGACTCCGGCGTCTCCCTGCAAGGAGAGGAGAACGGGGAGTTCTCGTTTACCGTCACCACATCCGGCGATGCGCCGAAGCCGTTCGATGTGATTTCGTACAAGGGGCAGTTCTACATCATCGGCGAAGTAGACGACTAAAAAAGGAACAAGGATATGGCAGTCGTAACATACAGTTGCACCAAATGCAAGCCCGTTGACACTTCGGTCATCGAGGCGTACATGGTTCTCGTCAACACGACGAATAATGCGTCAAGGGCGGAGGCATCTCGCGCTTCTGCGGAAACAGATCGTGCCGAAGCGGAGGCACAGCGGTCCGTAGTGTTCGCGTCCGACCATAGCCGCGCTATGGCTGACCACTCCATCGCTCAAAGCGACCACGATGCCGCCGGCGCCGACCACGCTTCATCGGTGGCGGCTACCGCCTCGGCAGTAGCCGCAGCGGCCCTTGCTGGCGAGAAGGCGGAGCTTGTCCAGACAAGACTGGATACGGCCGATGCGGACCATACTCGTGCGGATGGGGACCACAGTACCGCCGTATCCGACCATTCAACGGCGTTGTCGGACCACACCGTGGCTCAAAGCGACCATGCGACGGCAGGCACCGACCATGCCCAGGCCGCGTCCGATCACTCCACTGCCGCATCTGACCATACGGATTCTGCGAGCGCGACCGCGGCGGCAACGGGTGCTGCGGAACTCGCAAACACCAAGGCTGCCCTCGTCCAGGACAAACTGGATGTCGCTGACGCGGACCATAGCCGCGCCGAGGCAGACCACACCCTTGCCGCCTCCGACCATACCACCGCATCTTCCGACCACACGCAAGCATCTGCAGACCACGCGCAGGCCAGCACCGACCATACCACCGCATCTGCGGACCATACGCAGGCGGCTTCGGACCATACTCTCGCGGCGGCAGACCACACCACCGCTGGAGCTGACCACACCCAGGCCCTGGCGGATCACGAGGTGATGGCCGGGTACGATACCAGGCTGACCGAAGTGGAGGGAGATGTCACCGAATTAGAGGCCGAAGTGGATGATTTAAGCGACGAGTTCACCGTCCAGGTGGAAATAACCGCGTTGCGAAACGGCTATATCAGCACAAACGGAAACTATGACCCCGGTGTGTATGGTCTCTCCGGGT